GTGAATGCTGGACCGTCTGCCGTTAATACTATCGGTTTTACATCTGATTTCATTGCCATAGATTTTTCTCCTTGTTAGTAAAGCCTCCGAAGAGGCTTCACAAAATTAATTATTATGCTTGAACGTCTGTACCTGGAGCATTCATTTGCTTCCAAGTTGTTCCATTAGAAAAAGCATAACCAGCAGTAGTTGCGTTTACTGCATCTGATACATACACCATAACTCCTTCATTTTGAGTAGCGAGTAAAGTTGTAGTTCCATCAGAAAGAGTAGTTACGTTAGTAACTGAAAAAGGCGTTTTGCCACCCTGTTCAGTATCGTTTGCTCCGCTTCCTGCATTTGGATTTGGTCCACCAATGAATCCTTTTAAAGAAACCACTGGACCGCTAAAAGTTGTTGCCATAGTATTATCCTCCTAGTTATATGATACAGTCTCTAGGCCGTCGACTATATGCGTCTGTATCAAAAGTTTATATATAGTAATTAGAATATATAGAAAATTATTAAGAAGTGCAAGGTATCCCGTAGTCTAAACACACTTTTTATACCAATAATCTTAGCTCTTAATTACCCTGCAAATGGATGTACTTCGTAATCCTTAGAATTCGTGTAATTAATAGCCTCTTCTTCTTGTTCTTTTAAGATAGATCTAATAACTTTTTTGATCTCATCCCCAAGTTGAAGCATTTCTGTTGTTATCTTGCCATCATTATGAAGATACATTTCGTTCCATTTGGACTCAAGTTGTAGCTTCTTGGCGAAGAGTAACATTGTGCTGTTTGTCACGTTCAACCTCCTCGTAGGTTATATAGAAATTGTCTTTTGAGTATTTCAACAAATTCTCTTCCCATTCTAGCTTATTTTTTCCCAGAAAGTCAATCAATTTCTTATGTAATTCTTCAACAGAATTAATCTCTGTTTCTGAGTCCATATAGAACTTGGTTTGTAATGGTCTAGTAAAAATTTTAATTAGATAGGTTCTCACGCCTTCTTCAATATCAAAGTTAATGGGGCAGGTCAAGCCTGCCCCATTAGTAAAAGGATTATGCTGTTCCTGGAGAACCGAACATACCTCTAGGGTCAGACCAACCGAAGCTGTATCTTTCTCTAGCTTTGTATTTCACGTTACCAGTGTCAAAATCACCTTCCATTGAAGTTTTGATAGGTGATCTAACAAACATTTTCATTCCGTTTGGTACATCTGTCTTGATGAAAAACGCATCAGTGTCAGTTAAGTAGTGATTAACTACATAACCTTGAGGAATCATCCCCATATTTTTGATTGCGTTGATATCATTGTCAGCTGTTCCAACTCTTTGCGCAGATTTCATTAATCTGTCCGCAGTGAATTGAAGTTCACTAGGGATGATTAATTTCATTCCTCTAGCAGCAATTTTTAAACCTCTTTCATCAACGAAAGCAGCGATGTCTATCAAAGACTGCTCTAGTGATGTTTCGTTTAAGTCAGCTGCAGTTGCAAGAGTGTTACTGAATGTACCAGCAATGATTGGATGAGCTGTAGATAATAAAGCTTCACCGTCACCACCTGGTTGTACAGTAGAACTGAACGCATTGTTTAACACGTTAGCCGCTTTAACTTGTTTAGTGTTAGCCATAGATCTAGCCAATGCTTTGGTATATCTAGAAGCTAATCTGTCATACAAGTTATCTTCGATAGCTTCCTCAGTGATAGAGAATGCTAAAGCGATTGTTTCGTGTGTGTAACGAGCTGTGAAAGTTTCTTGAGCGTTGTCATAAGACACTCCAGATCCTTCTGGCTTAACTGAAGCGTTAGCAAAGCCCGAAAGCATTACTTCTTCTTCAAAAGCTCTGTCAGAATTTTCTGTGTCGAAAATTTCAGCGTGCTCATTAGCATAGTTTTTATATTCCAAGCCGAATAGGGCATTCAAACCTGGCTCTAGTTCTTTAACTAGTTGTTGTCGTGATATAGCCATATCTTATACTCCTATAGTCGGTTGTTTCAACTGATGCTCATTGATTTGCACAATGCATTTAGCATAAGCTGAAGTTGAATCGTTTCCGATTTCTTTGGAAAAGCCAAAAAACTTAACCAATAAAGTGCTTGAAGTTCCAGATGTACCAACATCTAGAGTCATACCTGATTGGCCGTTGATTGTGCTACCAGTGCCCACGTTAACGTCGAAGTTTAATCCGACATCAGCTTGAGCGATTGAAGCATCAGCTTGAACTAAGAATCTTGCATACGGATCGTCGTATACGAAAGCTTCAATAGTTTCACCTGTTGCTACGTTTGTTTGGGTATAGTAGTTAGTATATTTTGGTTTTCCTGTTGAAGGATCTTTCGATATGAAAGCTCCCCAGAAAACGCCTAACGCAGGGTCAGACGCAGTACCTTGGCTAATGTATCCAGAACTTTGCAATGCTACCAAGTCACCTTGATAGATTGAAGTACTAGAGTTATCAGCTATGTACCACGATGACAGACCTTGGTTGTCAGCGTTTTGACCAACTTTACCAACTGGAACAAACCCAAAAGGGGCGTTTGTATTTGCCATATTTGTTTTCTCCTAAGTTTTAAGTTGATCGGTGTTCCTCAGAAATTACTAAATAATTAGTTCTTCTTTGTACCACCGAAGGTTACACGAGTTTGTCGATCACTATTGATCGGCATACTTGGGTGCTGTTCCTTCATTAGATCGTTATTTACTGCATCGTCGCGATCCTTAGTTTGTTTTGCAAAATAAGCTTCACGTGATCTTGCGATCTCTTCAGGTATCCTAGCCAGCAATAGGCCTCCAACTCCTATGACTCCTGCGTATTTTCCTTCGTTCAGAACTGGATATTCAGATCCCGGATATTCGTCTCCTCTTACGAGTTCGAATCCTGATCTTAGTTTACCGGACATATTCTTTGTATCATCAAAGCCCATTGTCTCGGCTCTTATCCATCTGTGTCGAAATCCTTCCGGCGCAGGTGGTGCATCAAGAGATGATGGTGGAGTCCAAGTTGTAGGTCGTTTTGTTTTCTCTCTACTTTGGCTCGCACGAGTGGTCTTTATATTTTTATCTTCCATATGCCTATACCTCCTTCGTGAGTGTTGTTAATTGTTTCGCATATTCTTCAAGTGGCACACCTAATCTTTTAGCAATTGCTACCTGTGATGGTGTGAGTTTCACAGTTTTTCTGCGTCCAGTTGCGCTCGGACGTTTAGCTGACGCTACAGTTTGAGACGGTTTAGGTCTTTCTGTAGAAGTATCTTGTACTTTAGCAAATTTATGAGGAAATTCAAGTCTAATTCTTTTATCAATTTCTTCATAATATTCATCTGATTTTGGATCGTATCCTTCAGTTTCTACAAGCTTTTTATGTATATCAAAAGCAGTATAAGTCATTGCAGAATCACTACCCAACCATTTGTTTTTACTTGCCCAATCCTCAGCTTTTTCATCAGTAGGTACATCTTGCGGTACTTCTTTACCGTTATATGTATTAACTGTCTGATATTGTTGAGGCGTAATAGTTACTTGTTTTTGTTCTTGTTCATTTGCTTTAATAGAACTTAATCTAGCCGCATCTACTGAAAGAGCAGCTAACTGTTCTTGAGCATTGATTTGACCTTCTACATCTTGATTCTCAATAGCATTTTTAAGTGCCAATTTAGCTGCTGCTAAATTAGTCTTAACTCTATTTTCAAATTCAGATACATAAGATTTATCTAAAGTAGAAAATCTTTTTTCTACTTCATCTTTTTCTTTTTTAACTGCTTGCGCAAAAGCAATGGCTTCTTCTTTTTGTCTTTCTGCTTCACGCATTTTTCTTGTAAGTTTAGCAATACGTTTTTGAACGCCTTCACTATACTTCTCAAGTTCATCATTTTTTTCTGGTTGAACATTAGACTGCTCAGCAGGTTCCGAAGTTGTGTCATCGGACTTACTACTATCTTCAGTGGTAACTTCAATTTTCTCTTCTTGTGCTTCTTTTGCCTGCTCATTGTTCTCCTGTTCTAGATTAATTTCGGCTCCTTCTTCTTCGCCGACATCAACCATATTTTCTTGTTTTTGTGCTTCTTGCATAGTTCCTCCTATGGTTTAAATGTGATGAAGAACAGATTCGGGATCTTTGATAGTTCCCAAAACTTCATCATCATTTAGTATTCGCACTTCTCCACCTTCTATTGGTAATCTTGAGCCAGCATATCTGGCAAAGATAACCCAATCTCCTTTTTTGCACCAAGGACCAGTTTCAAATTTATCTTTATCCTTGTAAGCCAATGGACCCATTTTTAAAACGTAACCACAATTGGTTGCGATTCGTAATCGGTCTAATGATTCTTGTGCAATTAAAATTCCTCCTTTAGTTTTATCTTTAGGTGTAAAAGGTAAAACTAATAATCTCCATCCAGATGGTTCTGGTAATTCGTCTACAATAGATGCGACATTAGTTTCATCTATTTTTTTAGATTCTCTTGAAATGAATTCTTGTTTTTTTGATTCTTCTTCGTATTTGTCTTGAAGACCTAATTTAATCTTCGGTACTTCTGTCGAATTTGACGATATTGTCTGCGCCTCTTTGCTCATCTTTTTTTTGCTCCTTATTTTCTAGCAGGATAGAGATTTCCTGTAATGTTATTTGTATGGCGTGTGCCTGACCAAGTAAATACTTGTATTTCTCCATATTGTCAACACCCCCTCCAATCATTGTGTCTCCAATAGTTTGGAGTCTTTCTTGAAGGTTTTTTTGAGTTTTATAGATTACGGTTATGGGATCTATGGCCATTAACAATTCCACTTTCTAAGAGACTTATTTATCCTAGAATTGGGATCGTTAGCAGTTTTTGCCGATGTGAGTCTCTTCTTCATACCAGACATTCTAGCGCAGAAACTTTTTCTACGATTTGCAGCTTTAGAACCTTTTTTTAATTTAGAAGGTTTAGTAGTAACAGCCATAGAAAGTTTAGAACCAGGATTAGCTGCTCTATAAGAAGCTATTCCTTTTCTATTTAATCCACCTGATTCGGATTTACCTTCTTTACGTTGCCAAGCTGGAGATCCTCCTCTTGCCATTGCAATTCTAGCTTTACCACATCCTCGTTTATGTATTCCTAAGCCTGCCATTATTTTTTCTTTTTAGGAAATCCTGCTTTCATATTTGCATATGCTTTTGCAGAAATAGTAGATTTAGATTTAGGTCTTGAGATACCTAATTTTTTTCTTCTATTAATGTTAGCCCAAAGTCCTGGTTTCTTTTTTGTAGCCATTATTTTTTACCTTTGTGTTTAGAATTTTTCATCATTTTTCCATCAGGCATTTTATGATATCCTTTTTTAACTGTTCCACCTTTTTTAAAAAAACCCATTTTATTTCTAACTTCAGTTGGAAGTTTTTTTAAACCTTTTTTATTTGCTGGTACTTTTTTTAAATGTGTAGGCATTATTTGTTCTCTTTTTTACAGTTACAGTCGTGACTACATTTGCAAGGAATGATTTTAAATATCTTACAAATCACCCATTGTATTGCATTGAGGACTTTACAAGCCACCCA